CGCGCCGCAGTCAATGTAAACGCCCTCCGCCATTTGGTAGATTGCGCCGGGGTTGCCGTCGATGCCGTTGCTGCCTACAAGATGCTTTCCAAAGCAGAAAGCATGGGACACCTCAGCGCGGCCCGGTGCGATGGATACAGCATCCTGAAGGCCACCGCCCGCCATGTAGCTGCGTTCCGTCCAGATCGGCTTCCCAAGCAATGCCGATGCCGTCGCGTCGTAAAGCCACGTTGCGGAGATTACGTCGTTGCCAGCCGTAAGGCCAGCGTGCGGGAACGTGAATTGCACGAACTGGTGGCCCTGCCAGATATACGCAAAGCCAATAGCGTCATCAATTTGCGTGTACGACTGCCACCAGCGCTCCACGCCGAAGTTGCTGATTCGTTGCGGCTGGAACGCCGCCGAGCGCCAGCACGCCCGCTGCCCTCGCGCATCCTCGCCAATCCAAATAAGAGAATCATCAAGGGTGATAAACGCAGCCGGGGCCGCTATGCCAGTTTCGATGAACGTGGAATTGTAGCTGGCAAACGGATCGCCGCCGATACCGTTGCTACCGACGTTCTGATAAATCTGGGACCGTCGAGCGCCCATCAAGTAGATGTATTCCCGCCAGCTTTTAAGCGCCCGCAGCTTGTCGGCCTGCCCCGCGAGAATTGCCTTGTTGGCTGCGTTCCAATACTCTATTTGCCCGACTACATGATCGTCGTCGCCGCCCCACTGGAAAGCGTTCGAGTCTGGTATCACGTTGAGCGCGTAGCCGTCTTGGAAGCTGCCCGAGACGCACCCGAGGTAATCCGCGTTGCCCTGAAGGCTGACAAGCGAACCAACGCCCGCGCCGTCCGGAATGTAGTAGCCTTCCCCGCCGCCAAGCGTTCCGGCCCCAATAAAAATCTGTCCGTTACCGTTGGCGTACATGACGCAAGGCCCGCCGTCGTCTACAACGTCGCCAATGTCGATAAATGCGCCGGCTGAATCAATCTCAAATACTTTGGAACCGTTGACGCCAAAGCAGCGCCCGCGCAGTTCCAGCAGCCCGCGGTTAGGCTGATTGAAAGGAGCAGGCACTGGCAGCGTACAGAATGGCGCGTTGCCAGGGCATGGGAGCGCCAACATCTTGAATTTGCCTTCGGAGTCCGGCGCCTCGTTGGGCACGAGGAACCAGTTCACCATTCGTTCAATTGCAGCTTGCGCCGACGCTAGCTGGTAACTAGGCCCAACGATTTGTGGAAAGGCTGGCATTAATACGGAGACCCTGTGAGCAAAAGCGCCAAATCAGATACGGACCGTGCTGATTTGAGCGAACCGCCAAAGTCATTACGCATCCGGGGCGATGGCGCATTGACGGCCTGAACCGCTGCCCGAGCCTTTGCCGCCTGTCCGCAAATAAACTGAAATGGCAGTTTGTTCACAAACACGCTGTTTGTGGCAAGCGGCCAAAGTTCTCGCGCAAGGTTCCAGATGACAACTTCGGCATACCCTGGGGGCGCTGAATACGTCTGGGTCAGGCTGGTGGGTGGCGTCAGGAATCCCCATGTGAAGATTTCGAGCGAGTTGCCATTGAGCGGGGGAAACACGTTGATAACGCCCTGCGGAAACTGCGGGTCGTAATAGAACGAGGTCGCCACGTTGATGGCATTGAACTGCACCACCGGGATACGCGCCCACTCTTCTGCGCTCATCGGTGAAAGCGGAATGCGCGTCGGCTGCGTCGGGTTGGCGCTCGTCAGCAGCAAATTCATGCGAATGATTGACTCTGGACGCGGTCCGGTAAAGGACGCCACTACCGTGCCGGTAATCGGTCCGCTGGTCGTTGCGGCTGCGCTTAGTGTGATGCTGGTATCAATGCTGATGCCCTGAATGGTGGTCAATGCAGGGATTCCGCTGCCGGTGATGCTTTGCCCAATGTTCAGCCCTGCCGTGTTGGTGCATAACGCGGTAACGGAAGTTTGCAGCGTCAGGTCAACCGTGAAGGTTGGCCCGATGCTGAACTGAACGTTTTCGCCATAGATCCCATCAAGGCTAGTTGAGGTGGAAACAGGGTAAACATAGTCGGGAATGCTGAAAGCGTTGGTCCGCTTGGCGTTATAGCCATCATAGATAACCTTCCATGCATCTAGCCCATCGTTTAGCAGGTCGGCCCCTGCAGTGGCCCCTGGGCGAAGCTGCCCGCACCGGCGAAAAGCCTGGTAAATGTAGTCGCCGCACGTTACAAGTGCCATTAGGCACCCGCCACGGGCTGGTTACCGGGAGCAGCCACCATTTGCGGAGGCATCTGCCGGTTGAATGAGTTTGTTGCCCGCAACCTTGCTTCGGACTTCTGCCCTTCAGCAGCCACAATTTGCGCCACCTGCGGCATAACGGCCACGCCAAACGTCGAGAGCAACCGAAACGCAGTAGCCCATTCGATAGCATCCTGAACCGACGGCGGGATGTTGTAGTTTGTCGCCAACGCCCAAGTGCTGAAGTTGACGGCCATGTCCAGTTCGAGCGCCACAGGTGCCGTGCTGGGAACCGGGAACAGATACAGATTCATCGTGCCGGTGCTTCCGCTGCTGAGATAGTCCGGGTAAATTTCGTCTGGTGTCCGCGCCGTAGCACCTAAATCGTTGTGGTCGTAGTACTTGCCAGCTTCCACAATCCTTATTTCATTGCGGTTGCCGGTCGTGGCGTAGATGGTCCCAGTTAACGTTGCCGTGGCTGTAGCCGCGTTGCTGATAGTGGCCGAGGTATTGGTAACGATGGCTGTGATAAAGCTGTTTGCGGGGATGCCTGCTCCAATGACCTGCTGACCCAATGCAAGGTTTGTCGTCGCCGGGATGCTGGTGAGCACCTTGCTGCCGCTGGTGGTTGTCGCCGTGAACGCCACCGTACCGAGCGCGAACGCCTTGTAAAGCCGCGCCGGTCGGCTGGTAGCGAAGTCCCCACCGCTTCCGATGGAGTAGACGGCTTGCCCAGCGTTAAGCGCGGCCTGATACGTTTCCTGCCCCCAGATCAGCCCCTCGTCAACGCTCCACGCATTCCACATCACATTCAACACGTTGAGAACGGTATTTGAGTCGGAAGCGCCAGCCGAACCATCCGGGGGATTTAGCCCCAAGTGGCTCATGATGTTGTTTGCAAGGGTCTGACCTGTTGGCAATGGATTACTCCGTTTTCTTCTTTGAGGTCTTCAGCAGTTCGGCCAGCATGTCGCGAGTTTCTTTTGCTTCTGCGGCCATGCGGTTCAAGGTTTCCTGCTGAACGACGATCTGAGCCTGAAGCTGATTGTTCGTGTCCATTAGGTTTTTCTTCTCCGTCGCCGGATCAAGTACCGCAACCTGAACGACGGGATATGGTTCGTCACGCCAGCCGTCCTGAAGCGCAACGGATTTTTCGGTTGCGTTCATAACGACCTTTTGGCCCTTTTCGCCGGGGTCGGGCTTGTAGAGCATCGTTGGGAAGCTCTGGTGAAGATAGGGTGCGCGGGGTTCGTTGTGGTCCAGCCCTTCGCTCACTTGAAGCAGCTCGTCGCCCTGCTTCGCATTGTGGAGGCGGTGTTCCTTGTGAGCCTGCTTGAAGCCCCCCGCCTGCTGCATACCGCCAAAAACCTGAATTGCCATATCGTCTCCAAACTGAAGTTGTTCCGGGTTCCTCGAATAATGCTGAGGAACCCGGCTGATTAGTGCCACTTACGGCACCTTAAACGTAGCTCGGCCAAAACTTGGCTGCGTTAGTGTCGTACAGGAACGTCAACGCCCGCCCGGTGACCGCCGTACCAGCCAAACCGATGTTGCCAGCGGTAGTCCAAGTAAAGTTGCCATCGGGGATGATCGTAAACGAACCGCCCGCGAATCCCACAGGGATAGTGAATCCGGTCACCGCCGCCGTTCCGTCCACATGGAATAGTCTGCCGCTGGGAAGAATTGCCCCAGCCGCAGATGAAACCAACGTAGTCGGACCGCTGACAGAACCCGGATTGTTAAATCCCGGTTGCCAGACGCCGTTTACGTCCTGAAGCCACTGGAGGCCATTCGTGGCATTCAGCCACGGAGTAACCACCGGAGCGCCGGGATACGAACCAGCAACGCTGGGGTTTCCAACCGGATCAGTCTCAAAGAAACTGCCGTTGAAGTTGCCGCCAAAGTTGGCCGCAGCATTCGGCGCGGGAGCGATTACGACAATCGAACCCGTGTAAAATGACTGGCGGAACAGGCTGGAACGCGCTACGGAAACCTGAGTTCCGCTGAGTCCAACCACGTCCATCAATTCGCCCTTTGTCTGGCCCGGATTGATAACGTAGATGGCTTGACGGAAGTTGGAAACCGGAGCCGTGAGATTGGTTGCCGAAGCAACCGTGAAGATGGACGCGCCCTGATTGAACGATCCGCTTACTGTGGTTTGAGTGATGGTATTCGCCATGATGGTTTCTCCTTAACCGTAAACAACGCCCGCGAACAGATCCGCGTACGTCGCCCCAAACCCGTAAATCACATCAGATCGGTCAGTCTCATAACCCGCATACGGGCCGCTGGACTGCCACTGTTTGATGTTCCGAAGGAAGATGCCCGGAGTTCCCATTTCGTCACCGCCGACAATGGTGCATTCGACGTTAGACGGTTTGTGGAGCTTCAGGAACGCAGAGGTGTAAGCCTCCTCCTGCATGAACAGTGCCGTATTTGCAGTGGCACCGGAAGCGCCCGCAATCGTGATGATCGCGTTATCAGCCGGGGCGGTGCAATTCTGGAACTGGCCGCTGGAGATGATCGGCGGGTAGATCTGGATGGTAGCAGCGCCGCCCGAATCCGTGACGGCCTGAGTCACCGCAAACTGCATCAGGTTCTGGCTTCCGCTGTACACGTTATGCGTACCGCTTGGGTTGACCTTGAAACAGCCAGCAATGGTGAATTTGTCCGTGGTGGTAAGCGACAAGCTTGCAGCCGTCCAACCGTCAGTGATGAGGCTGGAGCCGGTTTGGCTGGCACCGTTCACGCGCCCAGTTCCTGCGTAGGTTCCCACTGTGATGCCGGGAATCTGTTCAGAACGAGCAAAGGTGAATCCAGCGTATTTGCCGATGACGCCTTCGAGGTACGGCTTGGTCTGGTCGGGCTGGAACAACGTCTGGGACAAGCCCACCAGGTTCTGCTCAAATTCAGACGGCCAAATGATGGCGCGGTTCTGATCCGGTGCCAGCAGTTTGTTCAGCGAGGTCCGTGCCCCGTTGTAGGTGCTGGTCGAGGTCGGAAGAGTTCCGGGCGTGCCGACGAAGTTGGGGGATGTGGCCTGAATGAACTGCTCCAGATCGGCTTCGACCTGATTCGCAATCATGACGCCCATCGGACCTGAGTACTTTTTGTGGAAGCGGCTCATGTCGAAGAACAAGTTTTCGTCGGTGTCGTTGTAGATGAAATCGCCGCCGCGCCAGTACGAAATTGTCAGCGGGACGGTGGTCTGCACAACGGGTTCGGGTTGGAATCCTTGGCCCTGACGGCCCTGAGGACGCCACGGACGGGGGATCTGTAAGGTGGTACCGATTGGGGTGGACTGCTCGAAATACTTCTGATACTCCCGGCTGACCATGCGCAAGGCAGGGCAGTTGTTGTAGAGCACCCGAAGAGTTTCCGACGCCACTTCCTGCCGTACTGGCAGTGAATTGATAGGCATACCGCGCTCCTGAAAGTGAGTTCCGAGAACGTCTGGCTGTTATTGTCGAGCGCTGAGGTTATCTTCCGAACTGTGCCTGATTACGCTTCTGCATCCAGGCTACTGACCCGATTGCAGGTTCATCAGGTGCCGGTGAACCACCCCGCGCCGCAACTTCCGCTGACGGCTTCGGTTTAGCAGGTTTAACCTCCTGCTGCGGTTCCGCCCGGCCTTCCGGCTTCTGCGGGGTGCTTGCGGTCTTTCCCTTTTCAGGTGTGGCTTGCGCGGCCTCAGGTTTATCATACGCCTTTTCGAGCCGTCCTTCAAGACGGTGAAAGGCGCGGATCTGTTCTGCGGGCTTCAGGTCCAACATTTCCTGAAGTTTGTTGGGGTGCTTGGCAAAGTGGTGGAGGGCAAACGCCCGAACGTCGCTATTGGATAGCAACGCCATCAAGGTTTTTTGCTGAGTCGGGTCAAACTCTGGCGCGTCTTCGTCGTCCATCGCATTTTTCGCCACTTCGTCCCAATCGGGAATGAGCGCGATATCGGCGACGGCTTTTTCGTCCATCGCCTGCAAGTAAGCGGCGCGGGATTCCTGATCCTTCGCGTTTTCAGCCAATTGGCCCTGCTGTTTTGCTTCCTGCTGGCGATCCCACTTCTGGGTTGCCCGAAGGTATTCAGCGTCGGTGCCGTAGTCGCTGCGATCCGGCTCTGCGTCCTCGGCTGGCGCTACGTGTCGAGTAGCGCCGCGGAGCGTGTCCAGTTCCGCTTGAAGTTGTTCCCGCATCGCCTGTTCACGTCCAATGGCACGCTGAAGGCGCGACATGCTGCGCGACATGCGCGGCTGTTCTGGCTCTTCGGCTTTCACAGTGGCGACGGGTTCAGGCTTTCCCGGCGTAGGCTTCTCCGGTTCCGTCACAACGGCTGGCACGCCCTTGTTTCGAGCTTCCATGAACGCCTTGCTGTCAAATACGGGTTCTTCTACTTCTACCTGTTCTGCTACTGCGCTCATAGTGCTCCTTCTTCGCCCGTAGGCTCCGGTTGCGCTGCCGCCTCAACGGCTGGCATGTTCTCTTGCTGCTGTTGCTCTTGCTGCTGCTGCTGCTGCTGTTGCTGTTGCTGGTCGGCCATCTGCGCCTGTTGTGCCGCCATCTGCTGTTGCTCAAGCTGGTCCTTTTCGTGAGCAATGTGGGTAATAGCCAGCGCATCAGCCGCCGCCCGCGCTTCATCCTGCTGCGTTGCCCCAATCTCTGCGATGGCCAGCTTTACAGCGTTGTTTTCCGATGCAATGCGCTCCCTTGATTCGATCTCGGGCATCTTCGCAGCCAACGCCTGCGCCAACTTTTGAATGGTTTCCTGAGATCCCTGCAACTGGGTCTGCATTACCTGAAGCTGTTGTCCCATCTGCTGCGGGGTCATTTCCGCGTTCTGGTCAGGTGCGATCAGATCCGCAATGCCTTCCATCTGCGGATTGCCCTGACCAATCATGCGAACCAGCTTCGCCGTAACTGCCGGGTTTGCAAGGATTTG